GTGAACCAAAATGTGTAATCTTTAGCGTGCCGAATGAAAATAATTACCACAAAATAAATAGCGGAGTTCTGGCAGGTGTTAGTGATGTAATTGCTATAATGCCAAATAGAGTTATATTTTTGGAGTTTAAAACTGAAATAGGAAAACAAAGCGAAAAGCAGAAACACTTTCAAAAAGATATTGAGGCATTGGGGTATGAGTATTATATAATTAGAAGTGAATCGGAATTTATACAGTATTTTAACCCCGACATTCAGAAATTCAGTAACCTTGAGCAAAATCCGTTTTGATGATAGGACAGGTATTCGATATAGGGGTTGCTCACCAAAAAATCATAAGAGATAAAAAGTCTATTTCAGATTTGAATAATCTCTTTGGCAATTATTGGTGCAATTTAGATACAGATTTAAAGAAAGCAGTAGTAAAGGAAATTGATTTACATTCTGCCGCTAAAATGATTATTGAATATGAGTGGTTGGGCTGTATGCCAGCTGTAAACTTTTTCGCTTTTGGTATATTTTTCGACAATGTTTGTGGCGGTGTAGTTGTTTTCGGTCAAGAATACACAGAAAATTTAGGTGTATGGGATAAATACGATTACACAGGCAAAATAATATTATTAAGCAGGGGCGTTTGTTTACATTGGACTCCAATAAATACAAATAGCAAATTGATAATGAGCGCGGTAAAATTATTACCCAAAAAATATAAAATAGTAACAGCAACAACAGACCATTTAGCGGGGGAAATAGGAACTATCTATCAGGCTTGTAATTTCCACTACGTTGCAAGTATGCGGGAAAGTAATCCTAAAGCCAACGGAAAGACAATAGATAGGGAGGCGTGGATGATAAAAGGTAAATTAGTTGGCAGTAGAAATATAAGGCAAAAGGTAGGCTCTCAAAGAATGGAAGATATTTTGAAGATATACCCAGATGCAGTTAGGATAAAGCAAAATAGTAAACACAGATACTTTTTATTTACAGGCACAAAAAAAGAACAACAATATCACAAATCAAAAATTGAGCATTTAATAAAACCATACCCAAAAAGAAAACATGCCTAAACTCTACCAAACCAAAGACGGATTTAACTTAGTAACCTCCGATAAGCGATTATATTTTATATTTGAAACCTCAAAAGGATTCTGCAGTCAGCTAAAAGGAATTGTAAGTGATAACTTTAAAGGCGGTAGGTTGGTTAAGAAGATACCCGATAAACTAAAGCCGATGTTTTTTAAACTGCAAAAGGAAAATTAGTTATATTTGTATTAAATAAATATAGAATAATGCCTTTTGAAAAAGGACATAAGTTGGCTAAAGGTCGCCCTAAAGGTTCTCAAAACGAATTTACCAAGCAAATGAAAACAGTAAAGGAAACTGTGCTAAATGTTTTTAATGAGTTACAAGACGACCCTAAAACAGAATTAAAGCAATTCGCTAAAGAGTTTCCGCGTGAGTTTCATGCGATAGCGGCAAAGTTGATACCTACGGAAGTGAGCGCACAAATATCAAGCGATGGAATTGCTAATTTGATAATCTCTCCAGCGTCAACACGCAAAGATGAACAGCAGTCAGATACTAATCAATGATGTTTATATTCCGTATCTAAGTAATACTAAACGCTATCTTCATTTGTGGGGCGGTTCGGGAAGTGGGAAATCTGTATTTGCGGCTCAAAAGGTTATTATTCGTTTAAAGACTGAAAAGCCACATCGTATTCTTTGCATTAGAAAAGTAGCCAATACTTTGCGCTCCTCCGTTTATCAGTTACTACGAGATACTATTGATGATATGGGTTTAAGTGCTGAATTTACTATCAATAAATCAGAAATGAGGTTTATACATATTTCAGGTAATGAAATATTGTTAGCAGGTTTAGATGATGTGGAAAAATTAAAGTCAATAGCCGGCATTACAAGCATTTGGATAGAGGAGGCAACTGAATTATTAGCAAGTGACTTTGACCAGTTAGATTTACGTCTAAGAGGCGAAACTCCACATTATAAGCAAATAATGTTCACCTATAACCCGATAAGCGAAAGGCATTGGCTTAAATCACGTTTCCATGATTCGCCTTTACCTGAATTTGATTGTTTAAGAACTACATTCCAAGATAACCACTTTATTGACGCTGAATATCGAAAGGTATTAGAGAATAAAGCAATGAGCGACCCTAACCTTTACAAGATATATTTTAAAGGTGAATGGGGAGTTGAAAACAAAGAAGGTAAATTCTGTTGGGCTTTTGATGATAGTCAAGTCAAACCTACTACATGGGATAATCAAAGAACTACATGGGCTACTTTTGACTTTAACGTAAACCCTATGACCTGCACCGTTGTTCAGGTGTTACACGAAATACAAACTGTTAGGGCTATTGAATCAATTAAGTTGGATAACTCAAACGTTTATGAGATGTGCGATAGGTTACTTGCAAGCTATCCAGATTCACTTTGGATGGTTACTGGTGATGCTTCGGGTAATTCACATTCGGCAATGGTAAAAGATTCACTTACTTACTATAAAATAATTCAGTCGCAAATGAATTTGAGTATGCAACAAATGCAAGTGCCAACAGTAAACCCACGTATTGAGGATAATAAAATATTTGTAAACGCAGTTCACAAGAATTGGAATGTAGAAATTGACCCTGATAAATGTAAGCCACTAATCTATGATTTACAGTATGTTGAGGTTGACTTTGATGGTAAAATTATTAAAGACAGGTCAAACACTAAACGCTTTTCTGACTTCTTGGACGGATGGAGGTATGTATTAAATATAGCGGTAAAACCTTTTTTCAGAATCTAATTTATTTTACTTAAATTTGCACGATATGAATTTACTCGAATCATGTTCTGAATGTTATAAGTTTAGTGTATCTCAATTTCCAGATTCAATACAAATTGTTGGCGGTTTAGAGGCTAATACCGATTATTACATTTGGATAACTGATAAGTTCAATAACATATTTTGCACCGATGCTATTGAAACGGATGCGGATGGTTCGATAACTATTGACGGCACAAACATTACTAATCTGCCAACAGGGTTATTCTGTAAAGATGCGGGTGATTTTAAGTTTGAGGCTAAAGCAGTTGATGTTTATTATTCAGGCGTAACACAATTTACTTTTAGCGGTGTTACTTATGATTGCATTTGGGTTAGTTTCTTATTCAATAATTCACCTGTAAATGTGATACTGTAATGAACTTACTAATATTCTGTTTACAGGTATCTTTAGCATGTTTAGCAATTCACGTTTCTATTGCACATCAAGGAATGATATTTAACTGGCTATACGCACCGGCTAAACTTTTATTAGTTGATTGGTTGGCTAAACCTTTATTCGATTGCATGGTTTGTATGGCTTCATTCTGGACTGTGTTTATTTGGACGGTTCAAGTTAAGCCTGTTACATTTGAATTATTGTTTGCTGTGTTAATTGTCGGAGGTTTAAATAAACTTATTTGTGCATTTTTGGAACGTTCAACAGATTACGGCTGCTAATATGGGAATGAGTGTTATACAGGCAAATGATTATCTTACAAACATTGGTTTGGATAAATCTATTTGGACTGGATGCCATGAATGTGGAAGTTGCAACGGTAAAAAAGTAAAGTGCAGAAAAGGTCAATATGAATTACAGTTATACTATTCACGCGGTAAGTATAATTTATTTAGTGGAGGCAAAGCAATAAAAGGAGGTTTGATTTCTAACATAGTAAACGATTTATGCGATTTATAGATAAGATAAAATATAACCTTTTCGGATATTCAAAGTTTACCGCTACAAAGCACGTTACCAAATATGCTTTTACTGTTGGCGGTGTTGATTATAAAGAGTTTGACACTATCGCAAATCTGCCATACAAAAGAGCGTTAAAGTTCTTTTCAGTATATGATGAACTAAGCATGAAATGTGATGCGTTTTATTTAGACGCTCACGTTAAGGCAGTTGAAAAAGTATTGACAACTGGTAAGGTAGGTTTAAAAGAATTATCAAGTGTATTGACTTTAAACAACCAATTAAAGGAGCGTTTAACTTGGGTGCATAGTGAGGACTTGGTTTATAAGTTAGCATCTGTTGTATTCTTTGATAATTCAGAGAATCCCGATGATTGGGAATGGAGTTACGCGGCTAAAAAGATTGAACATTGGAAGAAGCATGAATCGGCTCTTGCTTTTTTTTTGCACGAACCAATAGTGAGGTTACTTCCTTACTTGAACGATTCCGCTACGAGTTCCCTGAGCTATACAGAGATTCAAAAGGAGTTAGACAAAGCACAGTTGGGAAAAGTCTTAACGATATTGTCGGGGCAACAGAAGAAAGATTTACCGAACTTTACAGAACGGTTATTCTCGGAGGAGATGAAAGTAAGTGGAGCAGTATAAACGATACGATTTACGAATTTATGAGTAAGCTAAATAAAGCCCTCACTACAAAACAAAATAACCCTCAAATGAAACAGGGTGGCACAAGATAATACGGTAGTAATTGACTTTATAGGCAATACAGACCAACTTCAAAAAAGTTTACAGGACGTAGATAAGCAGGTAATCAAAACTGGAAAGGATTACGAAACTGCGTTCGCGGAAGTAAACAAGGCAAACCAACAAGCCGAACAAGGCACTAAGCAATTAGCCACTAACTTACAGGACTTAAACAAAACTGTTGCTAATGGTGCTATAAAAGAATACTCTAAAGACTTACAGGGCGCGGTTGAGAAGCTATACGAGCAAGGTAAAGTAACAGAGGCGTTAATTACTAAATACGGGACAGCAACAGGGGCATTAAAGGCAATGCAAAAAGAACTTGCAACGATGGCAGCATTGGGGCAAAGTGGCACAAAGCAGTTTAAAGAATTAGCAAAGGCAACGGCTGAATTACAAGATACTATTGGCGATACAAGGGGCGAAATTAAGAAGCTAGCTTCTGACACTCGCGTATTTGATACATTGGTGCAGGGGGCGCGTGGTATGGCGGCAGGGTTTAGTTTAGTTACCGGCACAATGGCGGCTTTAGGTAGCGAGAACGAAAACGTCCAAAAGACTTTACTAAAAGTTCAGGGCGCAATGGCGGCACTTCAAGGGGTGCAGGAATTAGCGAATATTGCAACAGAGAAAGGGGGTATAGCTACACAGGCATACGGGGCGGCATTAACAGTAGTTGAGTTTATCCAAAAGAGATTTGCTATTAGTTCTGCTGCTGCTTGGGCTGCTGCTACTGGAGGCGTTACAGTTTTAGTTGCGGCAGTTGTAGGTTTAATCTATTGGCTTAATAAGCAACAGGAAACAGAAGAAGAAATAGCGGCACGTAAAAAAGCACTATCAGATTTACAGGAACTTGAGGATAAGAAAGAAGAAACAAGAATAAAGAATAGAGATAAGTCAGCAAAAAATCAACATGAACGAGATTTATTAAATGCCAAAACAGAAAGAGAAGCAATTAGTATTAAAATTTCTTACGAAGAAAAATTGCAAGATGCGATTAAAATTCGCGTAAAAGGACAAGAAACGGCATCAGAATCAATAAAGAAAACTTTTGGAGAAGAAAGTGCAAGTTACATCGCGCTAAAAGCACAAATATTAGCAGGTGATGGCGAAATTATAGAATCTCAAAAACGTATTAACGACCTTAAAAAGTCAGGTTCTAAGATTGACGATGATAATAAAAAAGCAAAAGAACAAGCCGATAAAGCATACTTTGACGAATTACTAAAACGTAGCGATGCTGAATGGGAAGAATTAAAGAAACAACGTGATGACAGATGGAATAAAGAAATAAAAGATTACAGAGAACATATTGCGGCACTTGCACAAATTAAAAGCAATAACGAAGATAGGATAAAGTTTGAGGAAGATTATTATAATCATTTGGCAGAAATTCAAACTGCATTTGAAACAATGTCTTTTGAGGATTTCCAAGAATGGGAAAAGAAAAAACGTGAGGAGTGGAAGATTTCAGAAGATGCAAAGTTGAAGCAGTTGCATGAAATAGGTGTTGCTCAAGATAAAAAAGCAAAAGAGGAATTAGACTTGCAAAAGAGTGTAGCAACGGCATCTATAAAGTTTGCAGAACAACTATCAAACTCTCTATTCAATATACAAAATGATAGAATTAACAAAGAATACGAAGAAGGTATTAAGTTATTAGAAAAGAAAAAGACTAAAGAATTAGAGAATAAAAACCTAACAGACGGGCAAAAGGCGGCTATTGATGAAAAGTATGCTAAACAAGAAGCGGCTTTAAAATTAAAGCAATGGAAAGCAGAACAACAGGCTAAACAAGAACAAGCTATTATAAACGGTGCATTGGCAATTACTACTTTAATGGCATCCGCGCCTCCGGTTGTTGGTGTTGTTCCTAACCCTGCGTTCTTCGTTGGGCTTGCTTCTATAATTGCATCAACAGCTTTACAGGTTGGGTTAATAGCAGGTGCAAAACCTCCAGCATACGCAAAGGGAACTGAATATGTAGAACAAGGGAACGCACCAAGCGGAGTTGATACCGTTCACGCTCGTTTGAACATTGGGGAGCGTGTAGTTCCTACTGAAATAAATAAGCAGTTAGCTGGTATTAAAAATGAAGATTTGCCTAAACTACTGCAAGCGGCTTATTATCCACCGATGCCACACGCACCTGAAATAAGTGGCTTAAATGCTGTTGTTGTTAAACAGGATATAGATTACAAGAAATTGGGCAAAGTAATAGCTGAAGAATTAAGGGCAAACCCTCAAACACATATAAATATTGATAAAGGCGGTTTCTCTTTGCATGTAATTGAAAAAGGCAAAAAGGTTCAAAGTTTAAATAACCGATATGAAAGCTAAATTAAATACTCGCCTTACAAGCGGGGTCGTTCTTAATTGTTTGGTATTGATAACTATCTTTGTCAATACAATATCTTTCATTGGTAGTTCCTATTACCTGACCGTTTCTATCAACTTTTTCAATAGAACATTTGAAACATTGTTTAGTGCAAGAACTGAAAGAAGCTATGATAATAGATGCGAAGATTATTTTTTTCATACTACAAATGTATAATAAACATTTTCAAATAAAAAAATGCTAACATTCACCATCATAGATTATACTACTAACCCGTTAGGTATTTCTACCGTAATAGATGAGCCTATTGGGTGGGATGGTATAAATCTAAGAATGAAACGGGATAAAGTTTGGCATGGCTTTTTTGACTTTGCCGATGATTCTGTTGCGTCTTTACAGTTTGTTGGTGATGGGTTTGGAATACTTAAAACAGCTTATGAAGCATACGGGGCAAGTGCAAATGTTCAACTACTTATAGAATATCAATGTGCAGAAGGTGACCCATACGAACAACTTTATTTAGGGCGGTTTGTGTTTTCTACATATAAAGACATTTGCGGTGATGAATGCTATTCAGAAGTATCATTAGAGGCTTTAGATTGCCTAATGATATTCCGCAACCGTTACGACCAACAGGTAGATTTAGATTCATTAAATACATTCGATAAAGTTTGCACCGAGTTTGATGATGATGTTGTTGCTGAATTTGTTGCGCCACATACAATAAATGTTTTAGGTGAATTTGCCGGAACTATTGACGGAGTGCAAATAGTTATAACCGATTCAGCAAGTAACAACGGGACGTTTACGGTTGTATCATATTCATACGATCCTTTCTACGATAGAAGCACGTTTGTAGTTGCCGAATCAATTACTAATGAAGCATACAACGGTGTGCATTTGCAAGGTTGTTTATTGCTATTTACCTTACCTGCTTATATTGGATTGAATAAGGAAATATCATTACCATCAAAGATTATATTCTTAGAATCAAAAGCGGTATCAACAGAACAAGTAAGTGTATATGCCATACAAAACCCAACAACACCATCAGACCCAACAGGATATTTACCTAATGGAACAGGAGGTTTTTTAGCGGGAAGTCGTAACGGATGGTTTACTTTAGCATCAAACGTTATTCAGTCTGACCTATCAACAATGAATGGCAGTATTTCAGAATATGCACCAAACGGTATAAATGCAGACAGCAATCCAAGTGCAGTATTGAAATTAGATTTGTTGCCAATATGCCCGTCTTTCCAAGTTAGGGTAAGAATTTCATTTAGCGGCACATTTATAAATACTTATTCAGCGAATAGAAGTGAAGATTTAAAGTTTCTAATTTACATAGGTGATTCTGCGTTTGGTGGAACTTTAATAGATAACACTACACTTTACAGCTTTACAGGTTCAGTTCCAGATACGCAAAACTTCACATACTCATTCGACCAAACTATCACGTTAAATGCAGGTCAAAGTATTTTCTATTACTTTTTCTATTCATGTTTTAAATCTGATTCATTACAGAACAACCCTACAATAAGAATAAACAATGATTTGCTAATTGATTTGAGTAGCGAATCAGAATGTAACCCAACTAAGGCGGGTGTTTATTTAATAAACGAAACATTAAGCAGATGTGTTGAATCAACAACAAATGACTGTATGCGCGTTTATTCAGATTACTTTGGTAGAACCGATGCAGAGCCTTATGTAAGTGCAAGTGATGGGTGTGGTGGATTAAGGGCGGTATTAAACGGATTAAGAATAAGAAATGCTCCAAACTCTGACGGCTCAACACAGCAAAAGATGACCGTATCAATGCAGGATATGTTTAATGCTTTAAACTCTACTGATAATATCGGAATGGGTTTAGAGGATGATACATTTCGACCATATGAAAACAAGAAACTAATTAGAGTTGAACCGCAAGAATACTTCTATAATAATTCTGTTTTAATGGAATGTGATTCTATTCGCGCAGTTGTTAGAAAAGTTGATGCATCACTTATTTTTTCGACAATAAAAATAGGTTACGATAAATGGAAAACGTGGAATATAAACGGGCTTAATGATATTTTTACACTGCACCAATATAGGACTGAATTATCTGAACTCAAAAACGAATTAGACGTAACCTGTAAATTCTTAGCTTCTGATTACGCTATCGAATGGACGCGCAGACAATACGGACTAACTACTGCTGATTCTCGTTACGATAATGATATATTTTTCCTATGCCTTACAAGACAGCCTTATGAATATAACCCAATAGGGCAATTTATTGCCTTTGGAGGTTTAATTGTTTTGCAGGGGCAAGATTATGAGATTGCAGTAAATGATACAATTTCTATAACAGGCACAACATCGAACAACGGCACATTTACAGTTCTTGGTGCTGCTAACGGTCCATTTAACACTACATTGATAGATGTATTAGAAGCTGTTATAGATGAAAATACAGGTATTCCATTTAATATTCAATCTACAAATGTTGCATTAAGAGTTGAACAGGGTTTAGATTCGCCAACAAATATATTAAACCCAGATACGGTTTACAATTACCGCCTTGCACCATCCCGTAACGCAATGCGATGGATGAAAAGTATTTTAAGAAGCTATCGCAATTTCATTACCAAGTCAATTAAGTTTACAAACGGTGAGGGAAACATATTAGCAAGCGGTGAAGTATTAACGCCATGCAGATTAGAGAACGCACCAATAGCAGAAAACCAAGATATATCTTTAGATAACTTCGCAGACCCAACAGCTAACTATCCTTTATTTTACCCTGAATTAGTGACCTTTGAATATCCTATGACTTATGTTCAATATCTAACCGTAAAAGCTAACCCTTATGGCTTAATAGGCTATCAATGTGGAAGTAGCACAATGGAATACGGATGGATAGAAGATATGCAGTATTCGCCTTATAACGGCTTAGTTAATTTCACTTTAAGACCTAAAATAGTATAGTATGGCAATTACAATGAGCAGTCCTACATTTTCTTTTCTTCAATTCACAGAACAACCATTTAATTGTAATGATGCTGAAAAGCCATGTTTGCCGATGTTTGAATTAGAGGACTTGCAATTTCAACTAATAGCAGAAGTTGACGGTGCTGATAAAGATACTTTTCCTATACAACCTATACACGGTTCGATAACATTAGATTGTGAAGTTGGTTTGCTAAGCGAAGAAAACTGGACTGCTACATGGGTAAAAGTAGAAACAGGTGTTGATGCAAACCCAGATATTTATATTGGGTATTTTGTTTATAACATCGGTAACATTTGGGAACTTATAAACGTCAATCAATGTTTTGGTATATTGATTTATTCCGGTGGAACTAATTTCGGTTGTATGGATACTTGTTTTTATAAAGTAGATAATGAATGTTCGCCTCCAACAAGTGTTATTTCGTATAGAGCTGATTCAAATATGTTTGGATTTAATTATACAAGCCCAACATACAATAGAATTAGATTAGAGTTATATTTGCACTCACCGACAAACGCAATAGAAGAAAAGAGTTATTCTAAAAGCAATGGCAGTAGTGTAATGCTTATGCAAAGAATATGGAAAGATTATCAAGTGAAAACAAATTACTTTCCAGAAGAATGGTTAGAAAGATTTGTAGTTGCAACGGCACATCCTGATGTTAGAATTACTTGTGCATATTCAGGATTAACACAAGACCCTTTCATAAGAACTGAAAAAGTAGATATAAATTGGCAGGAAGAAAACATACCATTTTTTCAATTAGCACAAGGCAAAACAGTATTAAGATTAGCAAGTGCAAGAGCAAACATAAATTCAAACTGTGGGTAGAAAATTAGGAAGTAAAAATAAGGTTAAACCGCAAGGGCGCGGCATTGTTTTAATCGCTTTAGGTTCGCCACAATACGGACGAATGGCGGCTAATTTAGCGGCATCAATACGCTACAAAGACAAAGAAGTTAATATACATTTAGTGTATTCAGATGATGCTTTAAATCATTTAACGGAGAAACATAAATCATTGTTTACTTCGTTTGCTGAATGTCCGAAAGAATACTACACTAAAAACGAAAAGACCGTTTACATAAAAGCAAAGACTTGTGTATATGAATTAAGCCCGTTTGAAACAACTATATTTTTAGACGCTGATATGATTTGGATTCCTACTAAATCTATTTCGGAGTTGTTTGATTCTCTTAGTGATATTGATTTTACTTTTCAGAATAGAGGTTTTGCTGATTTGTCGCAACTTGTTTTGAAAAAAACTTTCTCTATTTGGTGCGATATTAACGAAGTAAAGGAAAAGTATGAAACACAAGGGAAGTTCTACCATTTAGCATCGGAGTTTATTTATTTCAAACGGACAGAATCAAATGAAAAATATTTCAACTTTGTTCGTGAAATATTCGACAACCCAAAAGTAAAGGCAACGGAGTTTGGGCAGGATATACCGGATGAATTAGCTTTTGACATTGCCGCTTGTGTTTTAGGTTACTATCCTCACAAAGATAACTTTGTAGTTGTTTATTGGGGTTTAGCTGACCGGCAAATGTCATGGCATGAGGTATTAAATAATTACTATGGCTATTCAATCGGAGGCAATGTTATACCAGAAACAATATTACAGCGTTATAATCAATTAGCACAAGCACACGCAAAGGGATTAAATTTACCTTATCATTATAAGGCATACAACAAAAAGCAATGGAATAAACAAAGACAAACAAGATGATAAGCATCGACACCGTTCAAAATCTAACTGACAAAGCCTTAATTGATTACTTCAAAGGGCGCAGACGTTCACCTATTTACGAGGAGTGTAAAAGAATGTATGAAGAACTAAAGATACATGCAGACGGCTTATACCCTTATAAGTTGATTGAAGAACGCAGACCACATGAAAGCGAAGCTATACACGCATTTAGAAAAAGTATATACCAATCTAAAACTAAAGAAACCATCACAAGTGTAATTACTTCATTGGGTAAGATTAGACGTAGTTCTGATTGGTCTATTGAATACGATAGCGAAACTCAAAATAGCGCAATACCTGAATATGAAACACTATTTGAATATTGCGAAAAGAAGTTTCCTTATTACGGTTCACTTACTATGTGGGTATTTGGTGTTTTATTGAAAGAGTATTTGATTGACCCGAACGGGTTGATAGTTGTTTGCCCCTTAGCGCGTCCACAAACTGACCAAGAATATTTAAAACCTTACCCTATTATTTTTAATAGCGACCAGATACTTGACTACATTGAAAATCAATATGCTGTTTTGAAGTCTTTGAATAAATATCAATACACCGATTCAAAGTCAGAAATGCAACAGGGTGATATGTGGTATGTTGTAAAAGCAAATACCATTGAAACATGGGCAGAAGCTGATAGCAATAAAAACATAAAGTTAGTTGATTCTTACGACCATAACTTAGGGTATATTCCTATTATCAGAATTAAAGGTATATTCCTTAAAACACATGAGGAATATTCAGTTTGGGAAAGTCGTATTAGTTCAATGACGCCATCACTAAATGAGGCGGTGCGCGAGTATTCAGATTTGCAAGGTGCTAAAGTTGGCGCGTTATATCCCGAAAAATGGGAGTGGGCTTCACAGCCTTGTATGAATTGTAAAGATGTAAACGGAATAGCAACAGGTAAAATATTAGAGCAATACGGCAAACAACAAAAACAACGTTACATAACTTGTCCGTCCTGTCAAGGCACAGGTAGTCAAGGCGTATCAGGACCATATAAGAAATTCATTGTAAGAAGTTCAAAGGAGAATATGGGAGAAAGCCCCGCACCTATTCCTCCGTTTGGTTATGTTGCTAAAGGTGATGTTGTTGCTATAATTGACGCAATGGAAAAGAGCGTAAACAAACATAAGTTTGATGCCCTTTCTTCTATCAATATGCAGTTTCTTACACAAGTTCCTTTGGCTATTTCAGGTGAAGCTAAACAAGTTGACAGAGATGAATTGAATAACTTTGTTTATACAATAGCTGAAGATATTGTAGGGGTAATGGATATGCTTTATTGGGTTATATGCGATTATCGCTATCGGTTAGTTGTTCCCGATTTAGAAACAAGACGTGAACTTTGCCCGGATATACCAGTGCCTCAAAAGTTTGATTTACTTTCTTCGCAGTATTTAATTCAAGAATTAGGAAGTGCAACGCAATCAGGTGGGCTTTCTGATATTACTTTAAAGGCGTTTGAGATAGATTTTTGCTCAAAGAAATTTAGTGAACAACCTGCCGTTAAAGAAGAATTAGAATTGAATTTTAAACTTGACCCTTTAGCTGCTAAAACAGAAGATGAAAAGTTAGCTATTAAGCAAGGTGGAGGTTGTAGAGAAATTGACTACATTATATCTTGCAATATTGGCTTTTACGTTAAACGCGCTTTAACTGAGAATGAAGATTTTTGCGATATGAATTTAATGGAGCAGGTTGCAATTTTAGAGGGCTATGCTGCTAATGTTATTTCAAATAATTCAATGAAGCAAAATATTACAGCTAAACAGCCTCCGATTACAAATGTAATACCGATAAACCAAGAAGGTGGAGAATGATAAGCGAATGGGAATATGTTATTGGATGCACCGGCTTTTTAATGTTTGAAAGCGGTTCAATTTTGCATTACAGATATATTTACCACACCGTTTTACTGAATTATAAACGCGATATGTATTTTCATTTAAACTGATGGACTATATAAAACAACTTATTGAAACTTTGGATGGTTCGGTTAGCGATTTTCAAGAATCAATGCCGGCTATTCAAAAACAAATTTCAAGTGAGATTGAAATATTTATTAAGGACTTAGATACAACAGGTGATACTATAAAAGTAAACGTTTCTAATCTTCGCAAAATAGCCGCGTTTAAAGACCGTATCTATTCAATAATTAAGAAGTCTGATTATCCTGAAAAGTTAGATAAGTTTATTAAGTCTTTTGATGAAGTGGCTAACATTCAGAATAAGTATTTTGAAAGTGTTTCAAAGAAGTTTAAGCCAACACCAGTATTAAAAGAAATAAGTAATCAGTCAATCACTTCAGCTATTGATTATTTGACAGAAGCAGGGTTAAATAACGCGCTTATCCAACCCGTCCATGATATACTACTAACTAACTCAACAACGGGCGGTAGTTGGTCTGAAATGGCTACACAGATAAGAAACTTCATTACAGCTAATAACGATACTGTTGGTGCATTAGAGCGTTATACTTCGCAGGTTACAACTGATTCACTTAACCAGTATTCGCGTCAATATATGCAGACGGTAACAAATGATTTAGGGTTTAATTGGTTTGCCTATCGTGGTGCGCTAATTAAAACCTCAAGAACATTCTGTGAGGCGTGTAGAGAAAAAGAATTTATACACCGTTCAGAGTTTCCGGAAATTATAAAAGGAAACTTCAAAGAGTTCAAAGAAATGAAAGGTGAAATTTACGATAAAACAGGATTACCGCAAGGTATGATTGACGGCACTAATCCAAATAACTTTGAGGTTTATGCAGGTGGATATAACTGCGAGCATCATTTAGTTCCTGTTAGTGATGCTATTGTGCCTAAATTACTTCGTGATAAGTTTGCTTAATGCCTCTTTAATGTAGTTAGTGTTATCCAACACGCTTAAATCATATTTAGGTGTAGTATTTAGCGCGTTTCTAATCGCAAAGCATAATTCATTAGTGTTAGTTCCAAACCTTACCAAATCGCGGTATTTTTTAGGGTAGAATGCTTTATCGTTTCTTTCACTTACTACATGGCAACCACAAGACAAAGCCTCGTTAATTCTGAAAGCCTCTAAATATCCATCTTCATAAAAGTGAACATTTAAAACAACCTTTGACCTGCTTAAAATAGCTTTCATTTGTTCGCCATAAGCATCAGATTTATACATGATGTGTATTCCGGTTCGCCTTACGTTATTTATTACGTCTAATCTGTGTTTACTGATTGCACCATAAAACAAAACATCAATATTCTTAGTTTCAATTCTGCCGTTTACCAACCCAGCTGGAACGTAAGAAACTTTAGACAATAGATTAGCAGGGTATTTTTCTAAGTTACATTCGGCAAACTCCCAAATCTGCAAAGCCCCGTCCATAATATCCCAATACCACTTATCAAACCAACCGCTGTTCCATTGCTCACATTGATAAACAATATATTTTTTAGGTAGGTTCTTAATTTGAAAAGCACAATACAAAATATACAAACAATCATCATCATTCACTTCTCTTGTGGCTTGTGCGTTATAGCCTAAACTACAAAGAGTTTCAGCTAACTTTTCAGCATGTAGTTGAACGTGCAACGGGTAGTATATCTTAACTACTGGCTTGTATTCTGAAATCACAATTTCAGTTCCATCATATTTTTTGTAAACTTCTTTTACAGGTTTATTCAGTCCGTATTTCATATCCATGCCCATTCTATCTGAATATCCGTCCCTGTGAAATACTAAAGAAGTTTTAACCTCAAAGAATGAATAGGTATTCATCATTTCTTGTAGGATAACATCATAAGTCTTTATAAAGCCAATATCCTGTTTAGATGGCTTTCTAAATTCATCCTTTTGCCATCTCAATAAATCATCATAAAAACGAGAATTAACTACATAGCCATACGTTCCATTGCCTCCGTAAACTTGGTTTAGATTATCTGAATAGATTTCTATTTTAGGAGTTCCCGATGTTGTTTTATGTAACCGTAAAAAATCCCAATGTTTAGGAAGTTCACTCATTACCTTTTCTAACTCCTCTTTGAAATTATCGCACAATTCAGCATCATCATCAAATATTAAAACAGATTCATAACCGCGTTCTTTGGCTAATCTTATCGCGTTACTACTCGCCATAATACAACCGATAATACCGCGCGTTAATGGCTTATCTCCTTTCTGCAAATAAGGCAATCCGTCAACTCCATCAAGCCGTTCAACTTCTATATTTTCACGTTTACATTCTTCTTGAAAAAGCCTGTAACGTTCTTTAGAGTTAGGCATGTTTATTACAAATGCAGGTATCATCTATTTATTTTTTGGTAGTTCTGGTAAACTCATTATTGCTAAATACTTCTTTAAACTCAAACCAAGTTCGCGCCTTATGTTTCTGTGTGTTCTACCTGAAAACAATTTTCGCTTTATTACTTCTCGCAATAAGTAAATTGCCTTTAATGCTTCTTCTTGGTTATCTTCCATTTATGTTGTATTTTTTTAGTAGTGAATCATAATAACTCCCTTGCTGGTAGTTTTTATCCCATCCTAATTCAACGCTCCACGCTTGGCACATGTGCAATGCGTATGAATCTTTAAAGTGTGAAATTTGATATTCGTATTCAAGTCTTTTATATACCGGCTCAAACCATTCTAATTCATCAATACCAAATACAGATTTATCTACTATGAAATGTTCAATCCCGTTATTTATAACTGCTAAACCTAAACCCTCAAAAGACTTACTCCAAATAGTATTATCAGCATCTATACCTTTTGTCCAGTTCACGTAATCTAAAGCCAATTTAGATTCTTTAGGTGCTTTTATAATATTACCTACAACAGTATCTTCAATCGGTCTTAAAACATAATCTTCGGTTAAATCTTCAAACGATTTTAAACAGATAACGTCTAAGTCAACATGCCAACCGCCAATAGCATAAAGTAATTCAGCTTTCAATCTTTCAGCTATACCGCCATACTTGAAATGCTCTTTACAGTCCATCATGTTTTTGTAGTAATATATTTCTGATTGTGGCAGTATAAATTCTGCACTACAAATGTGAACGCTGGTTAATTCATCTAAGGTTAGTTGTTCTGATAGTTGCCCGAACATATCGCTTAAATCATAGCAGTATAAATGAAACTCATGCCCGTATGCAATAAATGATTTAATGCAAAGCATGTTTATCGGTTGAAGTTTACCGCTTACCCAAAAGCTATTGACTATCATTTTATATTTTCGATTGATTTGCAAAACAATTCTACTTCATTCAAATCATCTACCGTAACGCATTTGAATCTACCGCACCCAACGTATATAACTAAACTATTTGAGTTTGATAAATCGTTACATGAACTTGGCATAGATGCGGCATTTACGCATTGATATGATGTGACTATTCTGTTATAGGTTTCTTTAAATTCTTTTGTCATCATTTTATATTATGCTTTTCTTTTAGTTCAACCGCCTTAATCTTCAACTGCAATAATGAAACGTCTGCAATAGTATGTTTAGCAGTCGAAATCATTTCAAGAACTGTTTTTAAATCGTTGTGTAGTTCTTCTTCGCGTTGTGTAGTAAATTTAGTTTTCATCTTGTAAAGTAGTGGCTTAATTCTCGCGCCCCTTTTTTATGGTTAAACCCAAATGAAATCATTTTATTTATTATCCCTTGTTCGTCTGCGTTACCGTATGGTATCGGGTGAACTTCTATAAATACATTCTTGCAAATAGATAAAGCCTCGCCAATAGTTTCATCTTCCATTATTACCTGTTGTTCACCTCCCTCAATATCTAATTTTAGCAAATTAACTGATTCTATTTTATTTTCATTGGTAAACGTTTTAAGCGTATGGCATAGTGTATCACCTTTTTTAGATACAACGTTATTCATTGTTGAGTTTATTTCATTGCTAAATAATGAACACCAACCATCATAATTGAATAGTGCAGATTCTGAAATGTAAAATGAATTAGCAAGTTTTAGAAGTATTGAATAAAGTGTTTTAACGTGAGATGGCTCAATACAATAAACTTTTTTAATTCTTGGCAACATATACAAGCTAAACAAACCCACATTAGCCCCCGCGTCAATTATTACAGAATCATTCGGTAGATTGAATAGTATATCATCATACCACAAACCTGCGTTTATTTCTTTTTCAATAATCTGTTTAGCGAATGAATTTGGTTTGTTGTAATGCTCAACAAATGCCACGCTATTAGACAGGTCAATACTATTTCCGTCTATTTGTTTCATCTCAATCATTGCAGTTATTTTTAATTAGTTTATAAATAGCTTCTTCATGGCTAACATAATCGCGCTTCTTATTGTTAGCAAGAATCTTTCTTTTTGTTTCACACATTTTATCCCAAACCTCATCGCTAATATCTTTTAATAATATAGCTTTTGGCTTTTCATCCTTTTTCATAATGTGGTGTTATTTAATATAACGGCAAATATATACAAAACTTTTCAAATAGTAAAACAAGGTGTAATCTTATTATTTTTACACCGAACTAAAATTCAAAATATGGCATTGCCACTACGCGACATTGTAAAGCAACTAATTATCAAAGCAGGTTTAGACGTTACTGATGCTAAATTTGCAGACTTACTTTCATCTAATTCACAAATTGACGATTCTGTTGGCACTCCGCTATTAGATTACGTTAATAGTTCAATGTCTTTGGAAAGTGCAAAGAACTCACCAGCATTAGAAGTTCACTTTAAAGGTAAAACACTTTCGCCAATGGAAAGCGAACTTGAAAACCTTATGAGCGAATACGGATTAGATGATGCAAGTAAGGCAGAATTGAAATTAGAGAAATCAACTTATAAAAAGGTTGGCGCGCTTACAAAGAAGATTGCTGATTTGCAAGCCGCTAAAGTTGGCGCGTCAAGTGGCGATAAGAAAGCATTGCAAGATGAAATCAACAAGCTGAATCAGTCTATATTGACGGCTAAAACAGATTTCGAGGCGCAAGTTGCTAAAGTAAAACAGGATGCTGAAAATGAAATTTTAGATTTCGCGGTAACTTCTGAACTTTCAGCAAAGACTTATTCGGAAGCAATACCTGAAGCTATCCGATTAAACGGTGCAAATGAATTATTGAGAAGTAAATTAGCCGAAAAGAACTTAAAAGCAGTTCGTGACGGCAAAAACATAAAACTTGTTTATTCCGATAAGCCTGATTTGGTTTATATGGAAGATAACAAGGCAGTTAATTTTAGCGACTTCGCCACAAGTGCAGTTCGCCCTATGTTAAAAGTTTCTGATGTAACTCCGCAAGGAAACACACAGCCTACTAATCGTATTATAACAGATAGTAAGACTAACAAGGGGTTGAAGTCAGTTTCTGATTTCAATTTACAACAAGCTGAAAACTTCGCTAAGAATAGCGCACACGCTTAAACTCCCTTGTGATTCTGAAATCACAAAACCAAGTTTAAAATCATGGCATTAGGTTACGCCCCATACTTGCTAAAATCTCTCGCAGAATTTACAGGTGCAGACGACCCAGAATACAAGCTAACAGCTACGGGATTCCTTAAAATGTTACTTGCGTCTAACGCAGTAAGAGGATTAAATGTATTAAAAACATCTTTACCAACAGGACAACGCAGAACTGTTCAAATCAAATACCGTCCACGTGCAACAGAAGGCATCGTAAAAGAAAGTGACGATTGTGATATTGATTATGTTCCGGCTTACAATGAAACTACCCTAAGCATACCACGTGTTGCTAAAACAGGTATCTATGTTTCATTTGAAGATTTGCGCCTTTACATGGCAGACGCTATCCAAAGCGTAGCAGTAGGCAAACCGTCAACTACTCTTATGAAAGAGCATGTTGAGCGTGTTATGAGTGCCGCAAATGCTATTTTGGGTCACATTGATGGCAAACTTTTAGGAGATATTACTTGGGGAACTAACGTTGTGACTGGTTTAAATACCGCAACTACTCTGAATATCAACAAAGACGCTACTAAGTTCGATGTAAATACCGGTATTGGTAAACTTATGGGTGATGCTGATACAAACGAAATGTTCGGCAAACGTCACATTGTAGGTTCAGGTTTGTTTAACAACTACCAGCGTCAGTTGATTGGTGCAGGTTTAGGGCAAAACGGTGTAAACAACGCACAGTTTGAATCAGAATATCAATGGTATCTTGACTTGTTCGCTTCTGCTTCTTCTAATTTAGGAGCTAACCAAATCGGTGTTTTTGATTTGGGTGCTATCGGATTTGCGGATATTGACAAGTTTGTTGGTTCTTTCTCTGGTATGTTGGGTGTTTCTGAATTGTTCCAAGCGCAGATTCCTGTAATTGGTTCACAAAATGACGGCACTATCAACGGTATGACTTTCGATATGCAATTAAAGCCTATTGACTGCCCTACTTCATTGCTTAACGCATACGGTGAAGAAACTACCTACGATAAAGGTTACGCGCTTTTCATTACTAAGAACTACGGTTTATTCCAAGTTCCAAGCGATTCATATTCGGTTCTTGACCGTTTGAATGGTGCTAATGGTGCATTGCGTTACACAGTAACTAACAACGTATAATAACACCGTAACCCCGTAAGGTTACACTTAGGGGCGGGTTGAGAAATTAACCCGCCTCTTCTAAAAAACTTGTTTTTGAATGGAATGTTTAAAAGACTTTATCGGTTTACGTTGGGCTAAAGGTGAAGAACCTGTAAGCGGTTTATACGTAAATGATTTGCCGGGTATTTCGATAAAGGCAATAGACAAAACAGCAAATGATGAGCAAGTAACGTTCTTTGAAGTATGGCAAAGCGTTCAACGCAGAGCATTACAGCGATTCACTACCGATGTGCAGAATAGATTTTCTACCCGCTATAATTTAAGGCGCGTTACTGAAAATACTTCATGGCAAAAGCAAGTAAATACTGTTGATTTCCAAACTCCCGCAAGTGCCGAGTATAGAGGCTTTAATATCCAAATGGGTATTCCTCAATTACAGATAACTAACTTTCAAGGATGGGTAAGTCCAATGCAGGTAATAAACGTCCAAACGCTTTATATCTACCTTAAAGAAGCCAAAACTATTCCGATTAGATTCTTTTCAATCATAAACGGATTTGCAACATTGGTTTATTCTAAAGATGTAGTTGGTGTTGTTGGATGGAATACAGTTGAGGTCAATAAAGACTTCTTCGATGTAATGAATCTTTTTGTTAGTTACGATGCTACTGATATTGATTCCGTTTATCTTCCTTTAGATTGGACTTTTGATGCCTTTTATTCTAACTACTTCCTAAACCTTTGGGATGCAAGTTCGCGTGTAATGGCTTGTAAAGCATCTGATAAAAACGATGCGGGAAATCTAACTTACCTAAATAACACTTACGGCATAGTTGGTGTTGTTTCGGTTCGCTGTAAATACGAGGGGATAATCTGCAAAAACAAATCAGTTATATCTACGGCTCTTTGGTATTTGTTAGGTGCTGAATTGTTAGCCGAAAGAATATACACAGACAGGCTTAACCGTTACACTACTATTGACTTTGAAAAAGCAAAAGGATTAAGAACGGAATTTGAAGCAAGATATTACACGGAGTTGCAAATGGCATTAGACGGTATAAATATTCAGGTTAGCGACCCTTGTATTGATTGTAACGGACAGGTAATTTTAGCAGATTCTTTACCATGATAACTATAAGAATTAAGTTACCACATATTGAAGAAAGTTTGAAAACATTTACCAAAGGTGGTGAGGGTTACGATACTGTGTTAAGGGGTGTAGCATCTTCTATGATTAGCGTTATTAAGAAACGCATACACGAGGAAGGCAAAGCGGCTGACGATTCTAATATCGGTCAATATGATACTACTCACCCTTTGTATGTTAATCCTAACAAAAGCCCTAAAGCATTTGCTCCGGTTGGTAAAACAGGAAAAACAAAGTTTAAGAACGGACAACCGCACAAGACTAAATATTTTGATTCGTATAAAGGCTTTCGTGAAAACATTGGTAGACCTACTGATAAAGTAAATTTAAGTTTAACAGGGCAAATGAATAGTCAGTTTACTATTATCCCTACAGAGAACGGTTACGGTTTAGGTTGGAATAATACAGAAATGTATGAACGCTCAAAAGGATTAGAAACTAAATACGGTAAAAAGATTTGGGCATTGACAGACGCTGAATCTGAAATTGCGGCAGATGTTGCGGCTTTTGAAACAGGTAAAGTGATTGATAAAACATTTGGAAACTATAACTACTGATGCCTTTTTTAAATGAATTATGCTTAGTGGTAAACCAAGAATTGAGAAAGGGTGCTTTATCAGAGCAACGTTTCCAAAGTGGAAGATATGAGGGTGTTTCAAATGAAGTTACAAGGGGCAATCAAGTATTCCCTTGTGTAATAAATAACAACAGAGAATCTAACACTATTGAATGTTCGCCTGATGACACTTACCCTATTGTTATTTATCATAAGGTTTTAGCAAAGAGATACGAGTTAAACAACATAGCAGGTCAACGTTCTGAATTTGGGGATAGAAATAAATATGTGAAAGAAACGGCATTAGTTAAAATGGTCGTTTACGGTAAATGGAGCGCGTTGAATTTGAAGAAAGAAGAATTAGAAGCAATAATAACAAGCAACTTTCCAGATAACATGGATAACCAAAATAACGCGCTTTTAAATTCTTTGAAAATAGATAACGTTACTTACGCAATGCAATCAACAAACTTTCTAAGCCAATCGGTTTGGAATGAAGAATATAAAAATGTAGATTTTTCTATTGATACGGATGATTTATATTTTGCTATCACATATCAGATTCAAAGCACATGGAGAAAAGGGTGCTTTCAATTATGTAATTGTGACTATTATCTACTTGCTGAAAATGGCGAGATTATTAACACAGAAAATAACAAACATTTAAAAACTTAAACAATGGGAACATATTATCCATCGACTTGCAACCCTGTGAACCAACACAGTTGCGACCCTTGCGAAACACAAGAATTGGGACGTATCCGTTCAGCTTTCTTTGTTAGCAATGCTTTTACATTTACAGACGAAACAGACCCTACAGAATGGGCGGCAGGTATCGCGTCTGGTGACATTTTTATTATACCTGAAACACACGGTGACCTTAGCGCACCTTCTCCTAAATTTGGTGCAGGGTTTGGCGATACGGTTGAACAACTTTTGGCTTACGATTTTACAGCTAAATACTTTGACCCTAATTTTGCAAGTAACTGTGAGTGGTATAACACTATTAAGAAAAACAGAAACTTCAAATTCGGTTGGAGAACTTCGAGCAAATGTTACATCTCTACAAAGACTGTTGTAATTGTGCCGATGTATGAAGTTCAGGATGATTTGACAAGTTTGGTTACATGGAATACTCAAATCAAATGGCAAGCCGCTGATTTGCCTTGTCCTTTTGATACTCCAGAAGGTATCTTTGATGAGTGCTATATTCCTTAATCTTTAAAAAATAAACGATGCGTAAGGTAATATTTATTGCATTATCGTTACTTTCGGTTGTGGGTTACGGGCAGGGAATTAAAATCTCTGCCCTGCCACAAGCGGGAAGTTTAACCGGTAGTGAATTAACTCCTGTTGTTCAAAACGGAATAACTAAAAAAACAAGCGTTCAATCTATCGCTAATTTAGGCGGTAGTGGAAGTCAAAACTTACAATCCGTAACTACTGTTGGAAATACTACTTCAAATAATGTTCAATTATTGGATAGTGGTAATTTGATAATTGGCGCATACGGTGGAGTATTATTAGATAATTCAACATCGTTAAAAGAAGGAACATTTGACAACGGAACAGGCGGTTCTAAAGGTATAAGTTTGAATTGTGCAGTAGGATATGAATTAAATTGGCAGGGAGGGCATTTAAGTTCTTCGTATAACAATGGAACTACTTTCTATCCTGTAATAATTGATTCAACATTGCAATTAAATGGACTTGGAGGTAGTGGTAGTGTTATAGTAACTGCTGATAATAGTGGATTGCTTGGCAAAGCAAGTTTAAATAATTTAGCATGGAGTTTAACAGGCAACGCTGGCACTAACTCCACTAATTTTATAGGCACTACCGATGCTAAAGATTTCGTAACCAAAACAAACGGGCTTGAGCGTTTTAGAATTGACACTAATGGTTACATTTTATTAGGTGATA